AGTTCGTAAAACTGCTCTGACTGGCATAAAAACAGGATTACAAGAACTTTCATCGCGCGATTGGTTTAAGCCTGCTGAAAAGATTGTTAATGTACTCAAAACTATCAAGAACAGTGAAGATCTTGCAAGATTTCAGCAGTTGCAAGCCGAACTAGCACAGAATGGAATAGTTATTGATAATACTACAACTCTCAAAGGTGCTCAAGATGCGCTTGATCGTGCGTTGGGTATTGTTGCTGAGAAGAAGAAAGGTGCCGAGGCTGTCGCAGGTGCTCCTACTACAAAACAAGCTGTTGCAAATATCAACAACACAAAATATACCATTGGAAATAGGGTATATAGTTTATCTCCTCAAGATTTACAAAATCCAGAAATTCAGAAATCAATTGCTTCTGGCCAACTAAAAAAGGTGCAATAAGATGGAATATAATAGCGAACAACTGTTAAGAGATTTAAATGTTGTAAAATCTGCTGGTGCTGTCGGTGTAAATCCAGATACTATGTTTAAAATTCGTGATGTCGGAGAAAGAAGTGGTGCAAACGCTGTCAGCCCTGCTGGTGCTGTTGGGAGATGGCAGTTAATGCCATCTATCTCAAAACAATATGGTGTCGATCCTCGTGATGAAAATGCTTCTGCAGTCGCTGCTGCGAAGTTGATAGCAGATACTAAGGCAGAATATGCTCGTCGTTTTCCAGGCAGAACAGATGCAGAATATGAAAGCGCTGCTATTGCCCACTATAATGGTGGATGGAAAGGTGGTACTGCAATATTGCAAGGCAAACAGCCTCCTCAAAAGGAGACACGAGATTATGTGAATAGAATTAACAGTGCTGGAGATGGAAAGGTGGGTGGCGCTGCAGAAGGTACTGGTGCAGAAGGTACTGGTGCAGATTTACTTCAGTTTTTACAAAAACAAGGGGCGGCTAGTACTCCTGCTAGTACTCCTGCAGTGCCTCCAGTACCGTCAGTCTCTCCACCTGCACCTGCAGTACCTCAGACACCAGTTAAGGCACCATTAATGGGGCAAGGGTACCGAGATCCTCGCAATGTCTCTTCTAGAATGTCTGAAGGTGGTAAAGTATTCTTCGACGCTGCTTCACGTGCCTTAACTGCTGGCGCATATGATCCGCGTCTATCAACTCCAGCACAGAGAAGTGCAAATCCTGTCGCTGAATTGGGAGGCTCTGTTGTTGGTACTGCACCATACGCCTTCGTTCCTGGTGGATTACCCGTGCAGATGGGTGTGATGGGTGCTCGTGGTGCCACGCAAGCTGCTCTTGAAGGTGGTGGGGCAAAGGGTGCCATTGTCAGTGGCGTGCTTGAAGGTGCAGCTCCTGGTGTGGGTGCAGCTGGAGGCGCGGTGGTAAAGGGTGGTGCTAAACTTGTTAAACAAGCTGTCGAAGGTGCAGCTGGTAAAATGTTTTATCCTGGTGCGCAAACTGGTGCTGAACTTGCTTCTGACATTGTTACACAAGTTAATAAGGGAAATTTGAAGGCAGCTAGAAGTTCTGCTGCTGAGATTTTGGATAAAACTAATCCGAAGTTGATGAAAGATGTACTCGAGAATGGATTAGACGCGTCTTCACTTAATGCTAAATATCCCACAGATAGTATGGCTATAAGGGTATTATTAAATGCTCGTGCAGAAGCGCAAAAGGCTGGAACAGTTATTAATTCTAAAAACTATTCTGATTTCATCTCTGCACCTGCACTAAAAGCACTGTCTAAAAGCCCATCGGCTCTCACGGCGTTTAATACTGTAAATAAGCCTCTCACCACAGGTGATGTTGGGCGTAAGGCAGTCGCAGACGTTGTGCAAAGCGTATTAGGCAATGCAGCAGTTGGTGGTATAGGTGGTGGTACTATCGGCGCTCTCAGTGGTGGTGATGTGGCTACTGGTGCGTTGTTAGGTACTGCAGCAGGTGTGGCGAACGTTGCTCTATTGAAATCTATTATAACAAATGCGCCTCAGACAAGTGGTAAATTGATGACGACTATTGCAAAGTACCTGCCTCAACAGAATGTTACTCGTGCTGATTTCATATCTGCTTATGTGCGTGCTGCTGAAAAGACAGGCGAATATTCACAACGTGATTTGGTGCGGATGCGTATTGAAGATGCACCTGCGGCATATGATGCAGCTCAGAAAATGATAGGTGGTGTGGTGAAAGGTACTGCGCGTGCCGTCTCTGCTGGTGGTACTGGCACAATGGTAAGTGGCTCTCAGTTAAGTGGCATGGATGCAAGACGTGGTAAGTGACAGTCTGACTGACACAGTTAAAGTACATTTTTTATATTATTATACAAGAAAAATGCGCTTTAACTGCCTGACATTGATAAAAGTGATAATTAACAAAATTTAAACGCAAAGGAAAATATAATGGACACGCTAAAAGGATTACTCAAAAGTAAAGTTTTTTATTTTAATCTCTTAACTGGTATGATGGAACTGACGTCAATTCTCACTGGCGTTCTGCCTGCTGGAACACTGACTGCAATAAACGTGCTTGGGAATATTGGACTGAGATTTTTAACAAATACATCACTTGAAATAAAGGGAAAATGAAGTTGATGGTGCGATGTGTGCTTCTATCTTTAGACGTACCGAAATGAAGGATTACGAACTCCTTTTTTACCCAATCCAAGTTCGTCAGCAAGTGCTTTACGTGAAGGATATACTGTTATTCCATCAAGCGTGCAAGGCTTGCTTATTTTCGCACCTATTTTCGCACGTGCTTCTGGAGATGAAAGTGCAGCTTTTACAGTCGCACTTATTTTCGCCCGCACTTCTGGGGATGAATATACAGCTTTCATAATCGCACTCCTTTTCGCACGTACTTCTGGAGATGAAAATATAGCTTTTGCAGTCGCACTCCTTTTCGCACGTGCTTCTGGCGATTTTTGCGCAAATTTTTGCGCTTTGCTATTTTTTGCTTTTGCAGAGGTACTCATTTTCGCACGTATTTCATTGTCAAACTCATATGTAAATTTACCACCAAGTGCTTTATTCACCCGCCCAGGTACATCCCAATACTCACGCAAATATACATCTTCTGCAGCACTTGCTTCTTCACGTGTATGATACTCACCAAGAATGTGCTTAACGAACACTTCACCTGCTTTGATGCGTGCCTTGATATATTTGCTAGATGACATATATTGCACATCTTGTTCAGCTGGTACTTTATTCGCACAGCGAACTCCAATGTACCAACTTGTCTCGTTAATCAACAGATATGTGTAAGGCTTTACCAATTTTTCCTCCATGTGATGGGCTTTTGCGTTATAAACTTGCCGATAACGTCTCGATTTTTTGCAGTGGATTGTGCCTTTATCTCCGCCCATTCTTCAGGCGTGTGAAGTGGTGGTACTATCGGCACATCTGGCTTCGACAGCGCGATAACGATATCTCGCGTCAGCGCCCACGTCGGAAATAGTATGAACAGAAATACCGCCCAAAATCCAATTACTGGAAACAACAAAAATCCAAGTGCGACTGAAGTATAAAAGAAAATTGCTTCGAGAATGTTATCCGTGTGTGACATTGTGAAATCTCCTGTATTATACCCATTCACTTCGTGCCATACGAAGACGTACGTGCTTGATTGTCTGTGAGATAAGCCGGATATATGCTGGTGAAATAACATCTAGGCGTTCTCCATCAGTTTGGAGGCGAATGAGAAGTTGCTCGATTTCACGTGCTTGTTCTAGTGTGGTGGATGAATTTTTTTCTGACATGATGAATTCCTTTTTTATGAAGTGATGTATGTATTTTACACTGCATATTTATAGTTGTACAACTAAGAATGATATAAAACGGATGTATTTTTGAGGGGGTGAAGGATGGGCAGTCTAACTGGACAGTTAAAGTACATTTTTTATATTATTATACAAGAAAAATGCGCTTTAACTGCTCCTGAAATTGATAAAAATGAAAGATAGACATTTCTCCAACATTTCTTCATCATTTCTCCAACATTCTCACATAAAAATATATATTTCCAATACATGTACTATAAATAGAATACCAATGAACTTAAAGGAACTATCATGCGTACAAAAGAACTAATCAAAACTATCACTATAGATTTATCACCACCAAAGGTGCGCTCGCGTCGTGCTGTCTTTATTGATGATGTGCAAGAGGTACAAGAACAGCCAGTTATAAATGTTAATACACCTGTTATAACAGATATCAAAATAGATAACAGAAAGTTACCCAAAACTCCAGAACAACGTAAAGCACTATCAGACAAGATGAAGGGGAGAAAATTTACACCCGAACATATTGCCAATATGAAGGGCAATAATCTAGGCAAGAAGCACACTGCAGAGACTAAGGAGAAAATGTCTCTTGCTGCACGAGGCAAGACGCACGTTGTCTCTGATGAAGTTAAAAATATCTTGCAAGAAAAAGCCACTGGCAGATTGCACACTGAAGAGGCTAAAGCCAAGATGTCGGAGATTTACTGGAAGAGACATGCCAAGTGACAGTCTGACTGACACAGTTAAAGTACATTTTTTATATTATTATACAAGAAAAATGCGCTTTAACTGCCTGACTTTGATAAAAATGAAAGATGAGACACTTCTCCAATAAAACACGTCTTTCACCTTCATTAATGTAAATACATCATCTCATCAACAAGGAATATTCCATGTACAAAGAATACAATATTATAGCAAGTGAAGATATAGCCGCCTATCTAAATACCCTGCCAGGCACACTATCTCATCTCATACCTCTGCAAGGAATTGTCAAAATCATCATGCGTGAAGATGATGCCGTTAAATCACCTCGCAAGAAAACACAGATTGTAAAGGAACAAGAATAATGAACAAAATTGAAATCAAACAGGCTCTCACCGCCTTTCAGACACAACGTGAAGAATTGCTGCCTTTTATTACCAAGCAAGCATGGAAGAACTGGCTGACATCCCCTTCTGCATGGGTACAATACGTTACTGCACATTTCACACCAGCACAACAGCAAGCAATCACAGAATATGTGCTGACGGATAGAAGTGGTGATTTTTATACAATCAAAGACACCATTATGTGGGTATATAATTTTCCAGATGAAATCAAATATCTTAAATCTCTATCAGAAATGCTAGCCGAACATGGCGAGATGGCTGAATTGGTATTAGAAAAAGAGGCGTCAGTATGATTACCGTTAGAAATCTAATCAGAGGCGCTTGTCGTCTTGCAGGTATTGTCTCACAGAATGAAGATATTACGGATGAAGATCTTGTTATTGCAAAAGAAAACTTATCTGCGCTGCTTGATAGTTGGAATACCAATCCAAACATGATTTGGAAAAAAGAAGTAAGCACCTATCCTATCACATCTCCACAGACGTCAATCACACTATCACAACGCCCCATTCGCATATTTGATGTTACATTTAGGATTGGTGATGTTGTCTATACTACACAACAGATTGATGAGATTGATTTTTACCGCACCACCATCATCACGGCAGGAATTCCGCGTAAATGGTGCTGGAACGGTGAATTAATCTTAAATCTCGTCGGCACAGGCACAGGAACAATTGCTCTCATTACACAGCCAGCACTGATTGATTTAACAACAGACATCGATGCTATTTTAACTTTCCCAAGTGGGTATGAAAATGCCATTCGCTTCAGTCTTGCTGTACTTCTTGCTCAAGAATATGGGCGCGAGATTACACCAATCATGTTATCACTAGCTGGCGATGCAGTTGAAAATCTTCGCAGTACAAATGCACGGCCTGCAATTACCAGAAGTGACGCTTCGATGGTATTTGGACGCAGAACATCTGGCTTTTATAATAATTTTGAGGGCTAATATATGCGTGCAGAAAAAGATGCTAAAAATGCAATTAATGGATTTATAGGCGGTACTACAGGCAGCCGATATGCTGATTTGAATGGAGAATTGCTAGTTAATGCGACTGTTATAGCAGGTGCCTCGCCGACAAGCCGTTCCCCAGCAGCACTTGTGCCTCGTACGGGCCGTACATTGCTCACCGCCCTCTCATCAATCAAACTCGCATACAATTCTATGTCTATAGGCATGCAAGTGCTTATTGTTGATAGAGAGGTGCGATTGTACAATTTAGAAAACACACTTGTCTATGAGAAAATTTTTACACTAGATACAGTACCACAAGAAAAGCCACTGGCTGTTGATACTTTTGATAGTGTGGTGATTTCAGTTGATGGCGTTGGGTATGTTATCAAATCTGACAAAACTATTACAAAAATAACAGGTGCAGGCTGGGCATATCCTTCATCACTAGATTTCGTCGATGGATATGTTGTATTATCCGTAAAAAACAGTCGTTCATTCTTAAGAAGTGAATTGAATGGCACAGCTTTCACAGATATCCTCAATTTCACCTATATCATGGGTGGAAGTGGCAATATGGTAAATCTGGCAGTTATAAATCGTGAATTGTACCTGTTCGCAGAAAGACATGTTGAAGTTTGGTGGAACAGCGGTGCGACTGCAGATCAGCCATTCACTCGACAGGATGGGCGTGTATTCCCATATGGAATTATATCGAAAAATACCGTTGTTGTTGAAGGTGTTGGATATAATGCTTGCACAAGTGATAACATGACTGGTGTATTTGGATGGGGCGCGTCTCCTGTAAAGATTTCAGTCGATGCAGTTGATTTCGCACTAGAAAGCGCACACACTGTTCGTATAACGACATCTGTTGAGGCAAATCGACGTTATATCCACGTTGTTATCAATGAAAAGGATGTTTGGACATATGATGTACTAAGTCAAGTATGGCACAAGCGCACCAACATAATGCCTGTTGATTATTTCAGGATAGATAAGCAGTATGGCCTTGCCACAAGTGCTGGCCTCTATACCATTACTGGCCGAACTGATGATGGTGTTGATATTACATCAAGTCGAACTAGCGGGCACATCATGGATAGAGGTATGCGTGTATTTCACACACTGTTAGAATTTGATTTTGGTGGAGATATTGCGTCAGTCAAACTCGATCATTCAGATGATGGTGGCACGACTTGGAGGAATAGTCTTTTTCCTCGTACCTCAAAGATTGGTGATTATAACAGATACAGATTTGAACGTCTTGGATATGCTCGAGATAGGGTGTATAGATTATCATGGGCAAATTCATCCCTTTATTCTGCACTGCTTGTTGTTGAAGGTGGCTCAAAATGAAAAAACGATTGATGGAATTCGAACATGAAGAGGATGATATTCCATACGTACCACAAGATTTCAGCAATTCATCACGTGCTGAAATCTGTGCGATGTTAAAAAATCAAATACTAACGCAGGCCATGCTTGCAGAACCGCAGCCATCAATATTATTACTCGCAAGCAAGATTTACGGTGTGGCTGATGAAGATGGCAGTGCTGATGGTGATGTATTGGAACAGATGACGACTGACGAACTAATGAACAAATTGAAATCAATGAAAGGATTAAATCATGCCAATTAAAAAAGTACAAGGCGGATACAAATGGGGCAATGCTGGTAAAACTTATCCAAAACGAAGTGGTGCTGTTAAACAAGCTGCTGCAGCTTATGCAAGTGGATTTAAGAGAGATGATAAGCCTGCCAAATCTCATGAAAAATCTTATGGCAAGGCACATGAATTGATTGAAAAATTATCAGGTAAAAAGGATTGATATGGAAAAAGCAGATATCATCGCTCTTATGAGAGAATTACAGTACAGACAGCAATATCGCAAGATTGATTTCATATTTCCAGATGAAGGTGAAGATGATTTAACTTCTTCAGTCAGCACCTGGACTAGAAAATTGTACCCTAAACATTTGGAATTCTTTGAGGCGGGGGCAAAATATAAACAGCGTTGGTTTTCTGCAGCTAATCGTGTGGGTAAAACTCGTGGATTTGGATGTGAATTTACGTACCATGTGACTGGATTATATCCTCATTGGTGGCGTGGCAAACGCTTCAGTGGGCCATCAAGTTGGTGGGTGGTGGGTCAATCTAGTGAGACTGTGCAAAAAATCTTGCAAACAGAATTGTTAGGTGCTGTTGGTGATTTTGGAAGTGGATTGATACCAAAAGATTTGATTGATTTTACAACTCTGCCTTCTGCCTCAAAAATGGGCGTCAGCGTAAGTGGATTTAAAGTCAAACACGCTGCAGGTGGCTTCAGTACTATAGCCTTTAAATCTGTTGAACAAGGCGTACTTGCTTTTACAGGAACAGCAAACAGTGTGTGGATAGACGAACCGGTACCAACATCAATTTACACGGAATGTGTGACGCGTACTGCTACGGGGGATAATATCCTTGTTGTTACTGCCACACCGATTACAGGATTAACAGATAGTATTTTGAATTTCTGTGAAGGTGATTTTCGCTTTGGTGAAATTAACAAATTTAGAATTATGATGTCTGCCACATGGTGGGATGTGCCACATCTATCTCCAGATACAAGAGACAACTTGCTCAGTTCATATCCTCCATATCAACGTGACGCTCGTTCGAAAGGAATACCTCAACTAGGACAAGGTGCTGTTTTTCCAATAAGTGAAGATGACATTACTTGTGCGCCATTTGAAATACCAAAACATTTTAAAAAGCACTCTTCATTAGATGTTGGATGGAAAACAACTGCAGCTTGCTTTTTTGCCACGGATCCGGATACACGTCAGATTTACATGTATTCTGAATATATTGCGGGCGAATTAACTCCATCACAACATGCGTTTAATATCATAGCGCGTGGAAAAGATATACCTGTTGCCATCGATCCTGCTTCACACGGCAGAAGTCAGGCCGATGGGCAAATCATCTTCGATCAACTGCAAGAGATAGGATTGGATTTACACAACGCAATCAATGCGCGTGAGGCTGGATTGTGGGGTGTGCTGGAAATGTTGCAAAGCGGCCAGCTGAAGATATTCACCACGTGTGTAAAAACTATTAGGGATTTATTACGCATGTCTCGAGATGACAAGGGGCGTGTGATAGATAGTTCATCTTTTCACTGTGCCGATGCGTTTAGGTATGGCGTGATGACGCGGGATATTGCTAAGCAAATTGATGGTGTAAAAAAAGATGCGAATTGGTTTTCGGGAGGAAGATGGTAAGATCGGGGCTTCGGCCCTGTCTGATGGGGTGGGGACAGTTAAAGTACATTTTTTATACTATTATACAAGAAAAATGCGCTTTAACTGCTCCTGAAAGTGATAAAAGTGATAATTAACAAAATTTATCAAGAAATTTTATCGATTAACAAAATTGTGCTAAAATAGCCATATATCACACATATACCAATCACATATTCTATAAATATTTTTATGAGAGAAATAACTAATCTTTCATTTTTCCATTAATAGAACACCCAAATAAAGGACGCACATCATGTCAAAAATTACATCAGAATTATTCTTCGGCTATAGCACCAGTACAGTGCGAGATACCCGCTCAATCAACAAGCCAGTCGGCCTAGATGAACTTATCTCTATCATCAAGAATACACAGCCATCAGATAGTTATCTCAAGATTGCTGATTATGCCATTAACATGTTTAACGCAGGTAAATCTAAAGCAGAAGTTAAAGATAAAATAGATCCGTTAAAAATCAATCTGCCATATTTCCTATTCAGCGGCTTCATGCCAGTCGGCCATTCTAACGCTGGTATTGATTACAACGGCTGTGTGCAGATTGATATCGATTTTAAAGAGATGATTGATGGAGACAAGCGTGCTGCACGTGTAAAAGAACAACTCCGCTCATTACCATACGTTCTATTCGCAGGTATTTCACCAAGTGGCGTGGGCGTAAAAGGCCTTGTCAGCACAACTAATCTCGATAAAGCCCATCACATCACATCATCAAATCAAGTTATTGCTGCAATCTGTGAGGCGATTGGTGAAGACGCAAAATATTTCGACAGTATTGGTGCAGGCTCCGTAAGCTATGCTTTTTACGACGCAAACTTGTACGTTAATCCACATCCTACACAATTTATCCCATCAATCTCAGCAAAACAACAACGTGCAGTTGGTGCCGCGACTGCACCACGCAATTCAGGCGCAATCGTACTGCCATCTGCACAATCACATATCGAACGCCTATGCCGTTCTGCTCTTGCTTCTGGCTTAAAGAAAAGTGCTGGCAAGGCAGATACAATCATGGTGCAAACTTATGCCTCAATTTGCGTTAAGCACGGCATATCACTAACTGCGGCCGACACCTTCATCTGTGCAGCTTATCCAGTTGAGATGTCTGAAAACGACAGCAAACGACTAAAATCATTACATTCTCTATACACAACATTCGCTCCAGATTTCGGTATTTGGGCAATTACAGAACAGCCATCATTCTCATCTGTACCATCAAATACTCTAAAACTTGCACCTGGCCAAAAACTATCAGATATCGCCTCATCAATAGTACTAAGCGACAGAACGCTTCTCATCTCACCAACTAACAGCGGCAAGACGTACTATGTCTCAAAACTGCCAGGCAAGAGAATTCTGGTCGTACCAACTCAAGCTATGGTGAGACAAGTTGTGCGTGACTATAGTGCTGCTCCTTATTATGGTGATGCAAAAAAAGCCACCGTCAGTGATGATTTTATCGTTACAACTTATGCTTCACTTGCTAATCTTGCAGAGACGCTTGATGATTGTTCAGAACGTACAGTATTCTTAGATGAAGTACATACATTCTCATCAAATACCTCATCATTCTATCAACATGCGCAATACTCATCAGTCGCACGCGAATTGCACAGATTTGGGCAAGTTGTTGGATTAACAGCCACACCTCTAGAATGTTTTGATGAACGTGTGCAATTTAACAAGATTATTTCAGTTAAGAATGAAAAGCAGATTGAAAAGAAGTGGAATTATGTATTTTATAAGCGTGCTGATCATGGATATGTTAAATCAATATTAGAACAAGCCGTTGCTTGCAAGTCTAGAAATGAACATTTTAATATTTACTTAAACAATTTGAAAGAAGATAGTATTTACGGCGAACTTCGCACTGGATTTCAGCAATTAGGAATGAAGATCGCTTATATCAACTCAAAAGAGAAAAACAGTGCAGATTTTGAGGAAATTGTTGTCGAAGGTGATATGTCTGATTTTGATGGCTGCGTCGCCACTGTTATTCTAAAAGAAGGCACTTCTATCACCAAGCACTCAGAAGTCGTGAATGTCTTCGTTCTTGGAGACTATCATCCTGCTGAAATAGAACAGATGTCTGCACGTTTTCGCAAAACATCAAAAATCAACATGCTGATTTGGAATGAGATTACTGAAAGCGAAATTGCAGAAGAACGCCCATTTTATTTCTCAAAATCACTAATGAAGAAAATAACAGCAGACAGAATTGAACTTGCTGCGTTATTAACAGCTGCGTATAACAATGAAAGCATGACTAATGCAGGTAAAAAGATTTTTCGCGAACATCTCTCAACAACACAAAGTTTGAAATGGAATAAGATTAAAAAAGAAATGGAAATTGATTATCTTCTATTATCAAATGAATTTTTTGAACTTGAAAAACGTGGTGCGAATAGTACTGTGGGATTTGAATTCATGGATGAATGTCTATCTGCACACGGATGGAAATGTGTATTTGATGCGCAGACTGCCCAGATAGACGCGTCTGAACTTGATGAAAGTATTGTTGGAGCAATTCGGGATGAGATTGATGCAGCCACAGAACGTAAAGTTGAACTAATCACTGAAGTACTTGCTGAGATTGGTGCAGACAAGATTGGTGATAATGAAGAGAAGATTTCATGCATACCAAAGAACAAAATACAACGTGATGAGATTGAAGAGACATATCGCAAGATTGTTAAGAAAGTTGCACGTGCAATGGATTTGGGCGACGAAGTTGCAATCTCTTCTGTACTAAACGTTATCAACAAGATTGGTACATCAACAGCGGCTGTTAATCTGTTAGAGAAGCAGTTCGAACATCAACGCCTTCGTGCTTGTGATGATGTGAAGGCTGCACGCACACTCAAGTCTATCGGCAAGTTAATGTATAATTCATTTACAGTTGGTGCAGAATATTCTGTTGAGAAAACTATCGAGATTGTAAATGCCATTTTTACAGATGCATATTCTGACAGCGTTGGTGATATGAAGCAAAAAACAGTTATCAAACGCATGAAGGAATTCTTTGATGTACGTGTGAAAGATGGAATTGTTACAATCACCAATGATAATCCAACAGACGCTATTGTGAATGTATTGGTGAATGGGAAAGCACCTCGCAAGCACTCTGAGGAGACATTGAAGAAGATGCGTGACACAATGGCGAAGAAGAAACTGCTAGAAGTGATGTGAGGAACGGGGCTTCGGCCCTATCAGACGTGGCCAGTTGGCGGACAGTCTAACTACATTATTTTTATCTTCATATACAAAAAAATGTACTTGAACTGTCTGTCTCGTCAGACGTGGCCAGTTGGCGGACAGTCTAACTACATTATTTTTATCTTCATATACAAAAAAATGTACTTGAACTGTCTGTCAGTGATAAAAGTGAAAGACGAGAACGTACCATCTGCACAAACAAGAAAGGGCCTCGACGAGGCCCTTTCACTATAGTACTAGATGGATTTCACCATTCCATACATCATACTTTTTATTTACGCAATATGTCTTTAAACAACAGATTTACTCTATCTCTAAACTCATCTGATTGTCGTTGCAATTCTGCAGCTAGATGTGGAATAGAATTCTTTATAACAACATCATTTATCTGCGCAGCTTTACGCTTGCGTCTCTTGCGTATGTTATCAACGCACCCAGCCACGTTACACAACTCATGCCCATCTTCAGATAAGATATCGCACCATTCACGTTCTGTAAATTCTCCATTGATATCTAGTATATCAAATTCTATTTCATATCCTCTGTTAATCAGATGTCTAGCCTGCACATATGCGTCTTTCATATCGACACCAAGTTTGATGGCGCGATAATGTTGTTCTCGACGTTGTTGTGGATTGATTGATATACCGACATAGAAGTACTTCATCACACCATCCTTGCTATAACCAAGCGCATACACCTGGTCTGGAACACGTTCGACGTGCTTTTTCTTGCGTGCCGGTGCATGATTTCTTCTTGCCTCGATGGCGGCGATATCTAATAGCATAATTGTTCTCCTCATCCATATACTCGTTCATGTATGGTATTTATATAATATATCAGTCGGGAATAAAAAAAGCCCCAACATTGTCAGGGCTTTAATCATTTTCCACTTGCTATAGAATAAAGGATAAAATCAGAGGAACTAATTCTGACATTCTATTTATAGTTGGTGTATTGTGGAATGGAGAATGGAGAAATATATCCTTGTGACTAGACAGTCTGACAGTTAAAGTACATTTTTTATATTATTATACAAGAAAAATGCGCTTTAACTGCCTGATATTGATAAAAATGAAAGATGAGACACTTCTTCATACATACCGAAATGAAGGATTACCAACTCCCTTTTTACCCCATCCAAATTCGTCAGCAAGTGCTTTTCTAGAAGGATATATTGTTATTCCATCAATCGTGCAAGGCTTGTTATGTTTTGCTTGTACTTCTGGCCTAGCATGGGCAGCTTTTGCAGACGCACTCATTTTTGCTTGTACTTCTGGCCTAGCATGGGCAGCTTTTGCAGTGGCACTCATTTTTGCACGTGCTTCTGGAGATGAAAGTGCAGCTTTTGCAGCAGCACTCCTTTTCTCACGTACTTCTGGAGATGAAAGTGCAGCTTTTGCAGACGCACTCTTTTTCGCCACCACCTCTGGCCGATTTTGCGCAATCTTTTGCACTTTGCTCATTTTCACACGTGCTTCTGGAGATGAAAGTGCAGCTTTCATAGACGCACTCTTTTTCGCACGTACTTCATGGTCAAACTCATATGTAAATTTACCACCAAGTGCTTTATTCACCCGCCCAGGTATATCCCAGTACTCACGCAAGTACTTATCTTCAGCAGCACTTGCTTCTTCACGTGTATGATACTCACCAAGAATGTGCTTTGCGAACACTTCACCTGCTTTGATGCGTGCCTTGATATACTTGCTCGACGACATGTATTGTACATCTTGCTCAGCTGGTACTTTATTCGCACAACGAACGCCAATGTACCAACTCGTTTCATTCATCAACAGATAGGTGTAAGACTTTACCAATTTTCCCTCCAAGCAAAAATGACATTATAACATAACGACGACAAGACAATGAACGAATTCACAAAAATCTCAAAAAACGCGCAAAAATATCATTAGATAGCTTGCTTTTCCCAAATTTCCAAAAAACGCTCATTTTTAACTCACTTTCGTGCGGTAAAAACACTCATTTCACTCACTTTCGTGCAAAAAATCATCATTTCACTCACTTTTTGGGAGACATTTTTTGGTGAATTTTAAAATCGCGTCAAAAATCACCTCACCGCACTGCATGCAGCATAAAGCGATATGGTGTATTCTCGACATAAGACACAACATCCGGCCAGTTCATTTCTCGTTCGGCAAGCGCGTGGAAAACGACGTCTTGTTCATCAATCAAATCTTCTCTCAATCTCTGCAATTCATCCAATTGGTACTCGATGGCGTCTAGACATCCGCCAGTACTAATGGCTTCACACTTTAGATTGCGTAAATCGACAAGCCAATTCGCATATTCTTCTCTTGTCTCAGATAGCATACGTGCCTTTATACATAGATTATGTAAGGTGATATCGTTAAAAGTGGTGTATTGTACAAGTGCGTTCATTTTATATTCCTTTTTCCTAAAGCAGTTATAGTTGATTGTGCGTCTAAAATCATCCGTGATAATTCACTATTCACATGTTCAGCATAACGTCGTCTCATCGCTTCAGCACCATCGACATCTCCTTCTGCGAGAAATGGTGCTAATAGGTGTGCTAATTCTTGATATTGTGCTGGTGTAAATCTTTTCTTCATAATATTATCCTTTTCATTTCAGACATTTTATTTATAGTGCATACATGAGGAATATATGGAAATATACACATTTTAGGCACAATTTTATTAATCGTTAAATATTATTGATTAATAAAATTTATCGCTAGAATAATCCCAACAGAACAATCTCATAATCTCATCAGAACTTTATTCGCTTTCTGTACGTCTAATTGTAAATAACATATTACGTCAATATAAAAAGGACAGATCCCATGACAACGACAAATAAGTTACTAAGCCCAGTCAATGGGCAGTTTTTTAACAATGATGGAAATCCCCTCAGCGGCGGATTAATCTATATCTACGGCGCAGGCACTCTCTCGCTGTTACCAGTCTATGCAGACATCGATGGTACTGGATTGCTGCCTAATCCAATCATCCTTAATGCAGGTGGCAGAATTCCAAACGGCCATATGTACTTGGATATTGGTGTGCAATACGACATCCAAATCAAATCTGGCTCGACAGTACTAGAGACGTACTCAGACATCTCAGGATTGCCAGCAAGCTCAGCTTTCCTAGCAGGTGCAGGATTTTCTGACAATTTCGTCGGTGATGGCACAACTAAAACATTCTTGATGTCAGAAAATCCAGTTGTACTTGAAAATATCAATGTGATTATTGATGGATTAACTCTAACACCAATCACAGATTATGACATCTCATCAGACGCACTAACACTAGTTGTCGCACCATACACTGGCGCACAAATCTTGGTGCTAGGCAGAATTCCTTTCGCCGCAGAAATCCCTGCAAGCTATCAACGAAACAGAATTGTCAATACTTTTACAACAACTACAAGTCAGACATACACGCTAACAGCTTCACCAGGTGCGCAAAGCAATCTGATAGTCTCTCTTGATGGCCGTGCTCTAACACCAGTTGTCGATTACACTTGGAACGCGACAACACCACTTGTTTTCACCCTTGTCTCAGCACCAACAGCCGGCAAAATTCTGAATGTTATCTATAGTGATATCTATCCCATTGCCACACTGAATAGCACGGATACAATCACATATCCGACAACTGGATTTTCTGACATCAAG